CCAACATCACAGGCTTAGCGTTTGCAGAAGAGGAATGTCTAAAACTGCTCCCTGTTAACCCTGTTTGGTACAACCTTGAACCGAATAGTTACAGTGATTTTGGTGGCGAGGTGTCAACCGTTGCGCGCTCACCTATTGACCCGTCACGCCAAAACAAGAAAGGCACGATCACGGATCTTATGCGTCTGGCGGCTTTAATACCGACTTCACAAAGTCAAACTTAACACGACTGCTACAGGGCTTTTTCTTTTCTGATGCTCGCGAGCTACCAACCACCAAGCCACTGAACGGCGAAGTGATTACGGTCACAGGTGTGGATATTGACGATAACTACGTAGAGCTATCATCAGGTGGTGAGCAGTTTATTGAGGGTATGCTAGTGCAAACTAGTGGATTCTCGGTATCAGCCAACAATGGCATGAAGGTGGTCGTTGAATCTGATACGGATAGCGTCACGTTTGAGAGTCAGATCATCACGGATAACAACACTAGCGCCGCATCTTTGACAGCGGTCGGTATTGCGCTACCAGAGGATGACGCGAGCATTGTTGTGACTGATGGCGTTGCATCACTAGAAACCGTTGTCACCGACTTTACCGCTTATCCGTTCTTGATTGCGGGTGCTTGGGTGTTTGTTGGTGGTGATGATGGTCATGCCTTTGATAGTAACGTGGGATTTGCTCGCATCAAGTCGGTAACGTCAGATGCGCTAGTTTTTGATGACGTAACATGGCAGCCAGCCAATGAAAGCGGTGACGGTAAAAGCCTGTACCTATTTTGCGGTTCGATCATTAAGAACGAAAACGATCCAGCACTAATCAAGCGCCGCTCGTACAATATTGAGCGCACGCTAGGTGATGGCGTAATGGGTGCGCAAGCTGAATACCTTGAAGGTGCAGTGGCGAATGAGTTTAGCCTTAGTATCCCACAGGCTGATAAGATCTCGGCTGATTTGTCTTTCGTTGCTTGTGATAACACACACCGAAGCGGTGACACGGGTGACGAACTCAAAGGCGGCGACCGTGTGCCAGCAAATGGTGAAGATGCCTACAATACGTCATCAGATATTTATCGCATTAAGATGAGTATCAATAGCGACACGTCTGCGCCTGCTTCCTTGTTCGGTTACGTATCAGAGGCGAGCGTCTCCATTAACAACAACGTCACGCCTAACAAGGCGGTTGGTGTGCTTGGTGCGTTTGATACATCAGCAGGCAACTTTGAGGTTAGCGGCTCGGTAACAGCTTACTTCTCCACGGTTGAAGCGGTGCGAGCGGTGCGTAACAATGCAGACGTGGGATTGTCCATCATTGGTGCGGCTAAGAACGCTGGCTTTATCTTTGATATTCCATTACTTGGTCTTGGTGGTGGTCGTTTGGCGGTTGAGAAAGACGCACCAATCACCGTTCCACTGAAAACGGCGGGCGCGGAAAACGCAAACGGCTACACGCTGCTTCATCAAGTGTTTAGTTATTTGCCTAACGTGGCAATGCCCTATTAAGTGAGCTATATTATAAAGCCATCATTTCGATGGCTTTTATTTTCACACAAAAAGGACAGGCAAACATGAGCGGCTTATTCAAACAATTCGAGACCAACACAGCGAAAGAAGTCGATGGCGTTGACGTGGCATTCCACGAAGCGATCAACGATGACGGTAGCGTGCCAACGTTTACATTAGCGCGTATGGGCAAGTCAAACAAAGCCTATTCCAAGGCGCTAGAGGCAGCCACTCGACCATATCGCCGCCAAGTTGAGCTTGGAACGCTGAAAGCGGAAGTGGCGGAAGAGTTATTCCTGGATGTTTTTGTTAGTACCATTTTGAAAGGCTGGCACAATATCCTAGCCAAAGATGGCACAGAAATGCAGTTCAACAAGCAGAACGCCCGATCACTGCTCAAGGCATTGCCAGAAGTGTACGAACGCTTGCAAGAAGAAGCCAAGATGGCGGCAAACTTCCGTGATGCAGGTTTAGAGGAAGAAGCAAAAAACTAACAGAGGTGCTGGACTACCTACTGGAGCTTGCCCCACACGAAAAGATGATCGCAACGCAATCAGTTCGCATGGGGCAGCCGATACCAGACAGGATACAGGACGCACCGCAATTAATTGAAGGCTTGCAGCTATACTTACAAGCCTTCTTTGAGTTAGACAGTGAGCGATCACACGCGATGGGATTGACGCCCATACCTTGGTCGTCAATTGCTAGCTACGCTCGTGCTTTCGGGTTTGATGAGTCACAAACAGAAGATCTGTTTTATCACGTCAGGGCGATGGACGCTTCTCATCTCAAGCGACTAGCGTCAAAACAACCAAAGGGCTAACCATGTCTACTTTGTTGCAACTCGCCAACCGAATAGAAAGCAAGGCAAAATCCATTGAACAAGCCGCATCAGAAAGTGCTAAAGATGCGGCGATGACCATCATTCAGTCACTAGCCAAAGTAACGCCAGTCGATACAAGTAACGCCATATCTAACTGGCAGGTATCGCTAAACTATCCAATCAGCTCAGAAATTCCACCGCACTATCTAGGCTTTTTCGGCTCCACCTTTACGGCGTCATCAAACGAGACGATAGAGATCGCACGAAAGACGCTTGAAAAAAAGAAGGCTGGCGATGTGATTTATCTGGTCAATAACGCCCCATACATTAGAATGCTAAATGATGGTTCATCAAAACAGCAGCCAGCAGGATTCGTTGAGCGTGCGGTCTTGATGGCGCGGAAAAATATCAAGATCAACATAAAGTAAGGCGGGCGCGATGGCAGACGAAAGCATCACCATTCAGATACAGGATAAGATCTCCCCAACCATTAGCAAAAAGCTGGGCATTATCGCTAGCACGGCGCGAACAGCGAACACGGCACTGGAGCACCTGCAACAACAATTGAACAGCATCAGCGCCACCGCTCTCGATGCGATAATTCGCAATTCTAGCAAGGCAGCCGAAGCACTGGCGCGCACGTCTGTGCAAGCTCAGCGATTAAAACAGAGCAGGAGCGAACAGCATTAGCCGCCGCCAGAGTCGCAACCGAACAAGCACGCGCCAATGCCGCATTAACCCGCGGTTCTATCGCCAACCAAAACTTAGCCGCCGCTACTGCTCGCGCTGAAACCGCCGCCGTACGTACAGCTATAGCGACCGCTCAAGGTGCAGCCGCAAGCGACAGGGCTGCACTGGCATCATTACGCCTTCAACAGGCGCAAGATCGCGCCTCAGCGTCCGCGAAAAATGCCGCCGATACCATGCTGGGCTACGTGCGCGCCGCCGCTGGCGTGCTGGGTCTGTCGTCAGTCACTCAGAGCATTGCTCGTATGAGTGATGCCTATACCAACCTTCAGAACCGCCTACAAAACATCACAGACACACAGGAACAGGTTAACCGATTGACTGGCGATCTGTTTGACTTGGCAAACCGCACAAGATCGGGCGTAGAAGAAACTACCACGGCTTTTGCTCGCTTTGATCGGGCGTTGAAGTTTTTGGGTCGTTCGCAAGAAGAAACCCTACGCATGACCGAAACGATTAACAAGGCGTTGATTGTATCAGGCGCTAGCACGGAGGAAGCAAATTCGGCACTGCTCCAGTTATCTCAAGGCTTTAACGCTGGGCGATTGATGGGTGATGAGTTCCGTGCGGTCGCGGAAAATATGCCTATAGTGCTGGATGCTGTCGCTAAGGCGTTGGACGTGCCAATCAACCAAGTCAAAGAGTTATCGACACAAGGCAAGATTACATCAGAAGTACTATTCGATGCGTTCAAGCTAATTGAGGATCAGGTGGATAGTACATTCAGCAGGACAACGACCACTATCAGCCAAGCCATGACGGTGCTATCAAACAGCGTTAAGCAGTTTGTCGGTGAGATTAACAATAGTACTGGCTTTGCTCGTGGGCTGTCCACGGTGATTGTTGGGCTATCTAAAAACCTAGACGTCCTAGCAGTTGCCGTTACTGCTCTCGGTACTGCTTTTGCTGTTCAGATCGGTCAGCGTGCGGTGGGTGCTTTGCAGTCCGCCGCCGTTGCAACACGCGCCTTCACACTGGCTTTGATAGCTAACCCTATCGGCTTGATTGCTGTAGCTGTTACCACCGCTGCTGCGGCTTTGTTCGCCTTTGGTGATAGCATCAAACTATCAGCTGACGGCTTGGTGACGTTAAAAGATGCGGCGCTGTCCGTATTTTCATACATTGGCGATGCGGTTGGTTCGGTTGCGGGTGTGGTCGTGTCCGTGTGGGGATCGGCTATCGACTTGGTTAACGCAAAAACCAACGGCTGGGCGGAAGAATTCCGCAATGTCGGTGACGCCATCAGTCGCTCAGGGCGTGCCGTGGTGAATGGTCTTATTGCTTTCTGGGTATCCACTTATGACAAAATCGTATTCACATGGAATAACTTTCCGTCAGCCATGGAAGCCATATTCGTCTCGTTTGTGAATGACACGGCTACCATTGTCGAATCGGTTGTTAACCTTTGGGTTGGCGGTATGCGCAAGATCGCCGATCTAGTTGGTAGCGTATCGGAGGGTTCCGCCAGTGCCATCAATAGCACGCTCGACAAGCTGACGTTAGAATTGCCAAGACTGCAAATATCCAGCGATGCAGAGCGATCCGTCCAGCAGCTCAGTGAGAAGATCAAAAGCAACTTTGAACGTGACTTTTTAGGTGAGGCTGGATCGGCAATTATGGGCAGAGCGCAACAGATTGCCAGCGCAAGACAAACGGGAGGCACTGAATTACGTGGTCGTGGTGAGTCACAGATCGGTGCTGACGCCAACGCGTCACAGCAAGCGGAGTTACGCGCCAATGCCTTGGAGCGCATTAACATGCAACTGGACAACGAGCTCAGCCGCATGAATCAGATCAAGCCTGTGCGTGAGGCACAAGCAGAGCTTGACCGCATTGAAGAAAACCTGCTCAAGAAAAAAGTCACGCTCAACAATAGCGAACGTGAATCACTGCAACGCAAGATCGAAGCCATTCATGGTGCACAAGCGGCGCAACAGAAGATGGATGAGATCTATAACAACGCGACACAATGGCAGCGTGATTATAATGCTACACTACAGGCAGCTAACGAACTGTTGAGTCAGGGCGCAATCAGCCAGAGCCAGTACAATACAGCGGTCAGTGGAGCGTCCATTGGTGCGCTTAGCAGCATGGGCATTGATACGTCTACGCTAGATATTGGCGTGTCTGCTCAGTTGGAGCAATACCAAAACTATTACGCGCAACTCGAAGAAATGCGCGCACAAAACGCCATTAGTGAGCAGGACTACAGCAACGCTCGCACACAGCTAGCGATCCAAGAAAACCAAGTTAAGACTCAAAACTATCGCAACTTTTTTGATACTTTGACTGGCTTGCAAACGTCTAACATTAAAGAGCTAGCCGTAATTGGTAAGGCAGCCGCCACCACTCAAGCGGTAATTAACACGTACGAAGGCGCAACCAAGGCGCTAGCTCAGGGCGGTATATTTGGTGCGGCAATGGCGGCGGCAGTGGTTACGGCGGGTATGGCGCAAGTAGCACAAATTCAGTCGCAAAGTACGGGATTTCGAAGTGGCGGCTATACTGGCAGCGGTGGAGTCGATGAAGTCGCTGGCGTGGTGCACGGGCAGGAATTCGTAATGAATGCAGCAGCAACCAACCGGATCGGGGTTAACAACTTGCAAGCGTTACAGTCTGGTGCGGCTCAAGTTCAAACGGGCAATAAAAACGGATACAATGATCAATCAGCAGGTGGTTCTGCTCAAGCTCAGCCAACCAACGTTAACGTGGACGTACCAGTTACCGCCGTAGTTGTCCAATCCAAAGAGGCAGCACTGGCTGGGTTGCGGTCGTCAGAGGGCAAGGCTTTAATCATTGAGACGATAGAACAGAACGGCGGCACGGTCGCCAAAATTCTCGGAGTTAAGTAAATGGCGTATGCGATAGGTACCCTTGAGAAGGGTAGTGGTGATGATTGCCACTACCAGCTAGTTGAGCTGATTAAAAATCTAGCAGAGGCTAATGGATGGACAACGTTACGTTATGACACGACCACGGAAAATCACGAATGGATTGGCACTAGTAGTGGTTTGTCGGGCGATGAAGAAATATTCATAGGCATACAAACGTACCAGAGCCAGACGGCGGACTATTACAACCTTAACGTTGGGTGCTTTACTGGGTACGTGCCCGCTAATGATTTTGACACTCAACCCAACGCTAGCTATTGCGGAGTGCCAGCGCACAATAATGCCATTGGTTACTTTATATCGCTAAACGCCCAACGCTTGGCATTCATGCTCAAGGTCGGCACGCCAGTCTATACGCACGCTTACGTTGGCAAGTTCTTTACTTATGCCCGCCCTAGTGAGTATCCTAACCCACTAGTTTGTGCAGGGTGCATGGATGCTAACGCCGAAACAAGGTTTAGTGCTACCACCATCTATTTTCCATATCACGATGCAAGTATAAATTCCAACACAAGGCTATATATTCGACTTAATGATGGCACGTGGCATCAACCTGCAATGTATCCATTTTCGCACAGTGGGTATGATGATTACCGTTCGGTGATTGCAGGAAGCAATTCAGGTAGCGGATCGACTGAGTCAACATGCCAAGTGCCAGCTAACAACATATATCAAGCAGAGCCGCTTATTATGCACACGTTTAGCGATAGCGAAAGTCCGCCATCAACGGCGGGTGCAAGAAATGTTTTTGGCGAACTGGATGGCGTCTCTTTCGTCAGCGGCTTTAACAATGGTGTTGAAAACGTACTACAGATCGGCGGTAGTGAAACCGTTGATCAAACTGGGCTATCAGTAGACCAAGCCATTGGCGCAATTCTAGCGGTCGGTGGGCGTGCTTTTGTAATGGGTCAAAATATCACTAGAACCAACTGGCGCGATTTTGTCGCCATTGAAATGACGGAGTAATAGCAATGGCATACATTAATGGCACAGCCAATAGCTGGGAAGATTTACAAGCCGCACTAATCTCAGCCTGCACAGCAAACGGATGGACGCTTTCAGGTAGTGATATTGTGTACAAAGGAAACTGCTTTGCGCAACTATTCATTGATGGGGATCTTGATGTGCTCGGCGTTACTGGCATTGGCGGATCGGTGTCTGGCGTTATGCAGCCTAACTCGATCTATATCGGATTCAATGCATATATTACTTTTCCAGTCTCTTATGATATTCATATACTGACCGATCCCGATGAGGTTTACCTTATCGTCAACTATAACGGCGATATGTATCGGTTTTTGTCCTTTGGATCGTGTGATGTGGCTGGCGTTGATGGTATGTGGGTGACTGGATCTACGTTAAGTTATGAATCAGATCCAGAATATGAAATTGACGGCGTTGTTATTGAGGTAAGACCTTACCAGATATACTTTCTCACTGATTATTACTCAAATTGCAGTTGTGCGCCATTTGGGGGTGGTAATCGTGGTGACTATGATTACAATGCCACGTTCGTATACACGAACGTTACGGGAAGCTATGAATGGTCGGGGATAGGTTGGTATAATAGCGATAACACGGTTGGTGGGGTTGGACTTGTTGCGGGATTATTAAACTCACTCCCTAACGGAATGAATGGCACAACCGTACTCCTCCCCATTAAAGCCATGAAGGATATGGGCGATCATGGTCAAGCGACCACTGCAGAATTGCGTCACGCTCGATATTGCCGAATTGATTACCTTGATGTCGGCGATGTGGTCGAGTATGGCGGCGACAAGTGGATCGTGTATCCTTGGTTAAGAAAGGATGCTACAGACCGAAACGCTGAAAGAAGTGATACGTTAACGCTACATTCAGGAACATTCGGCTGGGCGATTCGATACACAGGGGCATGATAGATGGCGGGAATTATCGGACAGGATGCGCATAATGTTGTAGGTTTTGAAGTTAACCCATATCTATCTACCGATTTGGGCAAGATGGGGCTGGGCAGTCCGTTTAATCCTGTACCCGTCAGCGCATCATCAAGTGACAGCCTGCCGCTTTCTAGATATAGACTTGCCACGACTAATGCGTGGCAGGTGTCAGGACAGGCTGCGGGGCGTTTTTTTGATGATTATTACAACCGAATTCACCTAGATCCAACCCGCATTGATTTGCAAACTATAGCATCAACTCAGACGCGAACCGTTTTCTTGTGGAATGCCTACACAGATCAAAACACCAACATAGACGGGATACTCATCAGCCAGCCCGATGGTATTGAGATATCAGGGCAGTCTGTGCCGTACAGTATGCCGCCACTTAAAGGGCTGGAGTATCAGATCTCGGTGGGCGTATCGGGCGCGCCAAGCATAAATACAGAAATTCAGTTTGACTTCACTAACGTGACCAACCCGCCAGCACTGCTCATTACTGGCAGCCGTGCGGTTAAGTTGGCGAACGTGCCAGAAGTGCCCGTGGTAGAAACGTGGGAATGGTTGAGTGATAACATTGTTTCGGTGGATGGCAGCGAGCAGAGAATAGCATTGCGCGGTGAAACGCCACGATCATCAATGCAACTCAATATTACCGTGGATAAGACTCAGGACGCCCGAACCTTTTACGCCGATATTATGGCGGCAGGTGGTCGTTTGTGGGTTCCAGAGTACCAGTACTCAACTCGCACCACGGACAGCAGTCAGCTCGGTGGCTTTGATCTGCACTTTAACAACAACAGGACAGACGTCAGGGCTGGCGAGTACGTCCTAGTCACAACGCCAGACAATAGCGAGCTTATCGAAGTTGCAACCATTGAACCTTATGGCGCAACCGTAACCGCCGCCTTAAAGTTTGATATACCAAAAAACTCTTTGGTTACATCAGGCAGCACGGCAATCGTAGATGATAATGCTACCGTAAGCCGTTACTCGGTGGATAATGTCGCAAACATGCAAGTTACCGCCAACCTAGTGCGTGACAGGGTAACGCTAACCAGACCGCAAGCTGACGTGGCGTTGTCTTACTTCCTTGATGACCCAATACTGGACAAGCGACCACTAGCGAATGATCTTGTGGGTGATTCGATATCCACTGGACAAATAACGCTGGACAATGGCGTGGGAACTCAGGACGCGCTTACCCGATGGGAATACGCGCGCCTAATTAGCACGCGAGAATACAAAGTAGACCGCATGTATCAACCAGAACAAATGGATTGGTGGAAGGCTGTCTTTGCTCATGCTCGTGGGCAAGCCAGAAAGTTTTGGGTTCCGACCTATAGATCGGATCTGGAGCTTAGGGAAGAACCGAACGACAACGCGAGCGCTTACATACTAAGCGGCGCAACGTACGCAAACAAAGTTTACCCTATCATTACGCACCGACACATTGAGATCGAAACAGCAGCAGGAATACACAGGGCAACGGTAATCGGAGCGTCTGCAAATGATGACTTGGATTACTCCACTATCGGCATTAGCCCGCCTGTACCAGAGGGCGAAGATTGGATGGATGTTAAGCGCATCTCTTACCTGCTCCCGATGAGACTTGCGAGTGACGTTGTAATATGGAATCACTACGGGCTAGAATCAATTCTGGAACTATCACTTAGAACAGCGGAGCCGTAAGCATGGCAGAATATGACGATCACGAAACCAGCATCAGCAATAGCGCGCCCTATGAGCTGTACGAATGGATCGGCACGTATCGAAATTATTACATGACGTCCGATGTTATAGCGCATGAATTCAACAGTCGGCAGTACATGCCAGTGGCTGGGCTGGAGCGTAGCGCGCTATCTGTTGGCACGCACGCCGATGACGGGATAGATATTACCGTACAAATACCCATTGGCGAGCAGATAGTAAAGGATTACGCCTTCCAGACAACACCGCCATCACTGGAGCTAACGATCTACCGCTTTCAGCGAGACACCGAAGAATACGCCGCTTACTGGAAAGGTAAAGTAGCATCAATCTCGACCAGTGATGAGTTTGCTACGTTTAGGTCGCCTAGCAAATTCGGTTCCATGCTTTCGGGTAATATCCCTAGCGTATTTATCCAACCGCCATGTAATAACGTGCTCTTTGATGAGTTGTGTAAGGTGGGGCGCGTTGCTAACTCGCTGGACACTAGCGTGGCGTCCGTATCGGGCAATGTTGTAACTATCCCATCACTAGGTGGGTTTGCTAGTGATTGGTTTGTGGGTGGTGAAATAGCCGTTTCCGCACGTAATGAACGGCGCATGATCGTGGCGCAAGACGGTGTTAACCTTACCGTAAATTACGCATTCAGCAACCTATCCGAAGGAACAGCCATACAGGTAACGGCGGGATGTGATCACTCGTTTACTAGCCCCAACGGTTGCCCGAAATTTAACAACCAAAAAACTTTGGCGGCTGTCCATATGTGCCAGGCGAATCAAATAACATTTTCCAAGGTGGAGTGATTTAATTATGTGGATTGCCGTTGTCTTTGTTGCTGCTCTCTTTTTGATGGCGGCGTTAATGCCTAAACCTAATATCGAAAACGCCAGAGCCGCCAAGCTCGGCGATCTCCAGTTTCCGCGTTCAAAGTACGGCGACCCATTGCCCGTCATGTGGGGAACGGTACGGCAGAAGTCACCTATTACGTCTTGGTTTGGTGACTTTAAAGCCGTACCCGTCAAAAAGAAGATGAAAACAGGGCTATTCAGTTCTAAGCGTGTAACAGTAGGATACAAGAATTACCTAGGGATTGATTGCGTACTGTGCCTTGGCGAAGGAGTTCGGTTAAGACGGTTTTGGGCGGGTAAGTATCTCGTGTGGGAAGGAAATCAGAGCGAGAACGGCGATATTGTTATTGATAAGCCTAACCTGTTCGGCGGCGATGAAGAGCGCGGCGGGCTGGCGGGCACGATTACGTTCTATAATGGCGGACTTAACCCGCCTCAAGATCCTTATTTGCGGAGCGTGATTGGCGATACCGTGCCCGCTTATAATGGCATTGCTCGTGCTCTCTTTAAGTCGTTTTATATCGGCACGACTACGACACCAGAAGCATTCAGTTTTGAATTGCAACGCATCACGTCAGGATTGCACGCGACTTACTCGGTTATGCCTAACGGTCTGGACGTCAATCCCATGGAAATAGCATATGATGCGATGGTACAAAAATGGGGTAGACTTGGCGATCTATCTGGTGAAATTGATATGCCATCATTTATTGAATGCGCTCGCGTCCTGTATGAAGAAGGCATGGGCATGTCACTGCTCGTGCAGTCACCTATCACGGGCAAAGACTTGCTGGAAGAAGTGATGCGCGTTGCGGATGGCGTCCTGTATCAAGATCCCGCCACTGCAAAGGTTATGGCTAAGCTAATTCGTCAGGATTATGACGTGGATGACCTGCTTGTGCTGGATGCGTCAAACGTGAGCAGCGTGCGTAACTTTCAGAAAACCACGTGGGAAAACACCTTCAACCAGTGCCGTGTTACGTTTAAAGATCGCGCTAGTGATTATGATGATAGCGTTGCCGTTACTCAGGACTTTGCCAATATAAACTTCCAGAATAGGATCAAGTCCACAGAAATATCAATGCCAGCCGTAACCAACAGCGACACCGCCAACAAGGTGGCAGCTCGTCAGTTGTCCATTCTTAACGTGCCGTTGTACAAGTGCGATATAACCGCCAACAGACAAGCGCAAGGTTTGCGCGTTGGTAGTGTGTTTAAGTTAGATTGGTCGCCGTTCGGCATCACTAACATGGTGATGCGCGTTACCAAGATTGATTTTGGTACGCTAACGTCAAATGAGATAAAAATCTCATGCGTACAAGATCGGTTTGCGTCATCTAGTACCACCTTTGCTAATCCAGTACCAACCGAATGGACGCCGATCAATACTGCGCCACAGGTAGTGACAAGCATGAGGATCTGGACGCCGCCAGCCTTTTTATCGCTCGCAAATGATGGCGATAGTCT